CAGTCAAAAAACCAGATTTCTCAGGAAATTTTGTAGGCTTCCCAAGACTCTTTAAATTTTTCGTGTTTGGCTTTAGAATCAATGTTATGCGGATACAGACTAATCCGCTTGGCCGAATCCAATTCCAAGCAGGGAATATTATAAAATATATCCAGCGATTCGATGTAAGCCGCCAAAACATCGACCTTAGTGCAGTCGATTGATTCCTTCCCACATGATCCTGATGAAGTGGTTACCATATATCGACCCAGTCCACCCCGACTCGGGTCTTTAGTCTTCTCATTTGTTCCCTTTATCTGAACCTTAAAAACACGACCATAAGTGTTCATCACAAGACAATCCTGTGGAAGATAGTCACCGAGCGGAATAAACACTTCCAAGCCCATTTCCAAGGCTTTGGTAAAAAACTTCTGCTCGTAGAAGTTACCCTTCCTCTTCATCCATATCAGATTCGAAATCTAACACATCTTCATCTAACCACTCCTCTATGTCATGCATGGCGATATCTGCCATATCTGTGTCATCGATGTCAGATTCCTCTGTCCATCGATTCAATAATGCCCGATGGGCATTTTTAAACTGCTGGTGCGGAGTCAGCTTCGGCATTTTCCAGGCTTTCCATAATTCGGCTTAATCCGGCAATCTCTCCACTAAGCCGAGCCAGTTTTTGGGGATTGTCCACATGGTTGTAATCCTGAAAGTCGATTAGGCACATATCCCTCTGCTCTTTAATAAATTCCTTTACGACCTTCCATTCCGTTTGATCACCAAGGCCGGCTATTGCGTCACCTAAATTCATTTTTTTCTTTTGGCAGTTTTAGCCGCTTTCTTAAATGCCTTTGCAGAAGGTGCGCCTTTTGAGCCTGGCTTTCTCATTCGTTCTCCCGATCCCGCTTTTATGCGAGCCTTCTTCTTTGCGATATTTTTATATAAGCTCATATTACCATTTCACTTTGTTAGCCCAATAGGCGGCTGATGTTTTACCTCTTGCGATATTCTTTCCGTGACGGGCTTTGAACGATGCCCGTTTATTCTTCATTGCTGAACTCTCACCGCTTTTTGGTTTGCCCGCAGTCTTCGCACCCTGTTGGCCGAATCGAATCATCTTATCCTTACCATCATCTTTAACTAAAACCACATGGGATTTGGTCGGATGGTTGGGAGTTCGCTTCGGTTTGGAATATCCAGCAAATGTAACGCCCCGGTAAACCTTACTCACTTTTTCTTTTTAGCTCTAGCCATTGCTGGCAAAGCCTTAAATTTTTTAAAACCTTTGCCTAGTGGTTTAGGACTTTTAGATTTTACTTTAGTAGATTTCTTTGGGGGTCTTCCGACCTTCGATCCGTATGTTCCTTTTCCGTATGGCATAATTTATTTCCTTTAGTTAAGCGGCCATTGATGTACCTGGAACATTTCCAGGTGCAGTCCCGAGCTGGCCAATTAGTGAGTTTTTTTGCTGTTTTTGCATCATGTCGAGCTGACCAACATATGTTTGAATCCGCTTTGCGAAGTTTTCATCGGTTTGCATCCGTTCCTGCACATCCGTGGCCGGCACTTCGTCCGTTCCTGTCATAAACTGCTGAAGGACTTGCATCCGTAGCTGTGGGTTAACTCCCTGTTGAGGAGCATTAACCACCTGACCAGATGCGATCTTGGCAATATCCGCAGATGTCTCCTTGATTTCTTTGTCCGTTGCCTCCTGTTGAGGCATGATCAATTGAGATGCAAGGTTTGGATCAATTGCTTCCAGAACCTTGCGGAGATAAACATCGAAGCGAGCTTGACCAGATCGATCATAACTTGCCATTAATTTGCCCACCGTATCAAGCTTTTGAATGACCTTCTCCTCGTCCTGATTCATCGAGTTCCAGCTAATATTAAAATCATACAACTCCGCAGTCTCATCGAGTATTAGCTGTGCGCCTTGCTCATTATTGGTAACCCGAAACCAAATCATTGGTCCGCTGTAAGTCCGATCCAAGCACCACACCCGCTTTAAAACTTCCTTCCAGCCACTAAGCCAGCAATTGACTAGGTGCTGTTTTAAAACATTTGCCTCAACCGCATCCTCGGCACTCGTTGCCCTGCCTGTGATGCGATTACAAAGCTTTCGAATATCCATCTCCACTTGAGTCGATGCGGGTGAATATCTTGGGGTTTCCATCCATCCGACTTCATCCCTTCTACGAACAGGTATCTGTGCGCCTGGACCAATTCGTTCAGGACGGCGACCTAAAGAGTAAAGGAAGGGCGGCATTGTGGTCATGCTTGCCGCATCTCTTCGAGAATCCATCTCGGTCTTTACACTTATCTGATAACTCTTGAGTAACTCTGGGTATCCCCGAGAGTCCAGTAAACGATGGTTTAAATGCTCTCTCGTGATACACACAAAAGGATATCGGCCTTCATCGTAATCGATTGGCTTGTGAAACCCTGCCAAATCCATTTCATCCGTCCAACAGGTCTTAGTCACCACCGGCACATCATCCTCATCCAGTTCCTTCCGATAGGTTGTAACCACTCGGATTAATCCCTCGTAGGATTGCGTGGCATAATTACTGCCGTAGTTATAATTCATCATCGAGTCGGAATAATTTTCCTCCTCGTAAAAATCTTTTGCCTTCTCAATGGCTTCATCGATCCACGCTTCATCCCATCCCTCGTTGACCTTCTGCTTCAACGCCTCGGGAGAATAATAGTGAATGCAATGTATGCTCCTGGCGGATTCTAAATCAATGGTGTTGGAGTCTACAATTAATTCACGGCCCAACTCATAAGCTTTGACCGCCGGACGATTAACAATCACCTTTTCGGTGGGAATCTCAGTCTCACCATTCTTCCTCAACTCGTTAAGCATTTTCTTAACCCTACGCTTTTTCAAGTTTGGAAAGAGCGGATAAAACATCTCCTCGACTCCCTCCTTCATTTCAGGATCTTGGATTGCCATTGCCAGCTCGGGTGATTGCTGGGCAATCTGCTCAAGGTTGATCAATTCAAACTTCCTGGTCTTTTCCTGTTTCCAATAAGTACCGAAAAAAGTCAGTCCGTTCTGCAATAAATAATTTGCACCGATTGCAGACTCCCGCATCAATTCGTCCATTGTTCCCATCCGCCAGCGTAAAAATTCAGTTACCAGTTTGGCCGAGGCAATATCTCCACTTTCAATCGGAGCGGCCACCAGGTTTGCCTGTGATAAGGCTTGAGTCAGGGTGGCCACATCTCCATCGATTAGGGGTGATATAACATTAGGGTCGAGATCACTTGCCCCGTCAAAAGGGAAAGCTTCTGGTCCACTCTTCTTGCCGTCTCCAGTCTTTCCAGCCCATTCATTAAATCGAATCTCCCGAGCATCCTCCGCCTTGTCCATCCAAGTGGACAGGTTTGTCTTTGCCCGCTCAAACTCATGCTTTAATTCATCGACATCTGGCTTGTCCTCAAAAATTTGTATTTCGTTTTCCATTACTCTAATTCTCCAATCTTAACATTTTTAATTTTAAATTTCTCATGGCTTTGGACTGAATCCGATCAATCGTATCCTTCCCCACACCCACAAAGTCAGCTATCTGTTCCAGGGTAAAATTTTTGACCTCCCGATCATGCTCCAACGCATCCAGCGCTTCCTCGACCACCATCTCCCGAAGCATTGAATCAATTCGACTCTTCTTCTCCTTCTCCGTCTCATGCAATGCGGTACAGATCATTTTCACCTTCCACTTTTTTTACCAATACCAAACTCTTAGGCGGGTGATTATTTCCAACCTTCTTAATACACCTGGCAAATCCATGTTTACCCTCAAAATAAATCAGCATAAGCCGAGGATTCGGGACCATCTTTAAAACCCTTGCCTGTTCCACGATTACCAAAGGCTCGGGGATTGATTCCTCTTTAACCTCCACTTCCTCTGATGTTTCCTCATTGAATATCTTCCGTGCCGTGGAAATCGCACATCCGACCTCCTTGGCTACCTTGGACCAACTAACTCCATCACCCCGAAGTTCTACGATCCTTGCCCGATTTTCTTCACTTAACTTTCTCATATCAATACGATCCTCCGCCTGTTGCCATCATTTCCTCCTGATCAAAGTATTCAAAGTTTCCGATTGCGAAGTAACGAACGCAGTCAACCATGTCCTTAGCCGGATTCTTGAGGTCACCAGTTTGATACTCCTGCATACAGGCCACTAAATTCTGACATTCATCCGAAATCATCAGCTTGGGGTGGTTATCAAATCCCATCTCCCGACTCCGATCCCATGCCAGTAAATTATTAATTGCCTGAAGTCCCGTCTCGATGTCCAAACCTTCTGCCGGACTGACCGGCAAATCTTCATCGGATAAATCATCAATAATATTAGAACTTCCCTCCGACTTCTGATAGCTTGCCGCCCCCAGCCTCGGGTCGATGATCCGATCCACTTCCCGATCACCCTCCATGCTCCGAATGATATTCGCATAATCCTTCAAACCATATCCATTCGGTTGTGCCGCCTCGCCCGCACTCACCTTGTCTCCCTTGGTCAGGTCAATCCATCCGCCCCAAGTGTCAAAATCTGGGAACTCCTTAACCGCCCAAGCAACTCCATGAGGATCAATCCCGAATAATACCATCGTCCAGGGCTTTGCTCCCGCAGGATCGATGCTAAGAACCCAAGTAGCATCCGCATCCTGCTCCAAAACAGGGATATCTTTTGCCTGGACTATGTTCTTGTCCGAAAAAGCCGGAAAAACAGTTTTAGAGGCTTTTACCGGCACTCCATAAGCCCGACAAAGAATAGTTTCCCGCTTCTCACCCTCCAGTTGCGTCTTCATGGCCGCCCAACCGCCAAAGGGGTTCGCCGCTGTGTGAAAGTAAACCACAGAACTGGCTTTGCGTAAGGGTTGCTGGACCAGGGGAACCTCCTCGCCGTCTAGGAGGTCAGCTTTTGTCGATTCCACAGTCTTTGCTCCTGTCAGCATACTCTTTACCACCGAGTTCCATCCGTCTACTGCGGTGAAGCTGATAATTCCCTTGCTGTTTCGGGTGACCGTTCTAAACCGAAGAGTCTCAACCCAAGGCATTGGTACTAATTCGTCCGCCCAATAGCCAATGTTGTGGGTATTGTTTACTGGATCTTGAGGGCAACCGATTTCTCCGCCCTCAATCGTACTGATATCCTGCGACCAGTTTCTAAAGATGCATTGGCTTTCGTTGGGCAGAGTGAATTTCTGCTGGGTAAATCCGTTTTTTAAACTGAATACAAGATATCCGACCTTACCTCTGCCTAATCCTTTTAATTCTTTTGGAAGAGCATCGAATACAAGCTTCTGTTGAAATTGCACAGAATTTGCCGCCGTCTCTGTTAAGCACCAAATGATTGTGCCTGGATTCTCTACTAGGGATTGAACTACCCTTCGGGCGCAAAAATGGCTCTTCGAACTCCTATTGCCTCCCATAATAAGAATTTCTTGATGTTTCCTTAATTGCTCATCCGCTCTCTTCCATATATCCAGTTCAAAGCCATGCCGGTAAGGATCTTCCTTTTCCAGCTTGATCGCTTCCTCACGCCTTTCCCAATAAGCGAGGATTCGCTCGGGGGTCATTCGCAGTAGTTCGGCCTTGCTGAGGGGCGGAATGGCGGGGTGAGGTGTCCAGTCTAGTGGCATTAGTATTTAATCGATTCCCCGCCCCAAAAATATTCAGGTTCGGATTTCATGTGGTCTGGAACCTCAAGGCGAGGAACCGCAAAATATTCCATCAAATAAAATTCATAAGATTCAATATCGTTATTTTCCTGGGCGAGCCTAATCTCATTAAGGTAAATAATTTCCAACTCTTTATTCTCCCGATCTTCAGCCAGTAGATCATAATCGATTGGCAGAGATTTCGCACAACCGAGGAGGAGGATGAGCAGTAGGAACGAGGTTCGCATATGTCGAGGATAACAGATTAGGCGGCTGGGCGGACATCGGGTAGGGGCAATTTGTTGAAATTTTTTTATGGCTACTAATCGGTTTCGGTGATCGCCAGACCGCTCAATCCGACCCCCTCCCCCCCTGATTTGAGTGTCAAAATTTATTTGTGATTCCGTAAGTCGTTGATCATCAACAAAAATGTATTCGTACAATAAGTTTTATGTCTAATTCTCCTTGACCTGATCCTTATTGATAATTCATTCTCATTTGTCTGCACCGATTCATCTTATGCCTACGAAAAAGAAGAGAGTTACCCATCATGCAATGAACCTTCCGGCTAATCTGACAGAGGAGGAAACTTGCCCGTCTGTATTCACGGCTCAAACCTTGTTCGATAAAAGACCAGGTGATTATGCTAAAGCGGTTCAGATGCTCTCTACTGGTTGTACAATCAAGCAAATTACTGGTAAGCTTAAAATATCTCATAATACTTTATCAGTCATCCGAACCAGAGAGAAAAGCGTTGTGGATGCCTCGAAGAAAGTAATGAAAGGTTTGATCGGTCATGCCTCACAGCTCGCAGTCGAAAAGATGATCGAGAAGCTGGATAACGATGAAATACCAAACGGTGTCCTGCCAATCGCCACCGGCATTTTGATCGACAAGCACAGGCAATATGAGGGTGAACCGACTCAAGTCATTGAGGTAAAGAAATCTCTGTCCCTCGATGAAATCCGTGCCGAGCTAAAGAACTTAAAGGATGAGGAGGTCATTGATGTGGAGGTGACCGATGTCTCATCTACAGAATGAATGGCGTTGGGTAATTGCTCTTGCCCTATTCTTTCTGGAGCGGGATCTCATCTTAGAGACAATGTTCGCATTGATTGAGATAGTTATCCGCCTGACCGCCTGACCCGCCAATCCTTGGATTGCCTGTTTAGCCTCGTCAGTTGTTTTACCTCGTCAGTCGTTTAGCCTCGTCAGTTGATTGCTTGGTTAGCCTGGTCAATATGTTAATAGGTTGGTTCTGGTTATTTGATCAGCATGCTGATAAACTACCGAAGATAGATTAGTAGGAATAGCCTTTAAAGCCTCGTATAGGACGCTGAAGCCTATTTACATATCAAACGAGTCTAATCTATCACCTTAACCGATAATAAGCCTAATACGAGCATAGGCTTCCTACCCTATAATCTCTCAACCGATTTTTATTAATACGATATCCTATTATACGATATTTTATTATACGATATCCTCCTTCCTCTTATCTTTTTTTATTTTTACGATATCCTCCGAGCTTGTAGGCTATTGTATCGTCTAACCACCTTCCCTTTACCCCTGCCGGCAGGCTAAGGGGTGGTGGGTGTGGGCGGTAGGTATTGCGAAGCAATAGCTAATGGCCGACCTTGGAGGCCATAGCTTACCCCGCCAGGGAAGGTGGTTTGACTATAGCCTGTTTTGACCACCACCCTCCTCCTTCTATATAAGGGGGGGGGGGGGTGGTTTTAAGGTAGTAAGTGGGACATATTTACTCGG